TCCCATTATTCACTTGCGAATTGATAGCGTTCAACAACATAGTCATTTTCGATTCTGACCGTAATGATATAATTTTGACCAAAATTACTTATGACATCTTTTAAATCTTGTGGGTAGTCATCCCTCGATGATATTTGTGGCATTGTACTAAAGTCAACACTCAAAGCGGATGCATATCCTACTTTGTACTGATTAAAATAATGTACATTATTGACAAAAGGTACTTCATAAAAAGAATAATACCCATTAGGCAAACTAAAGACCGCATTATCAAAGTCGGGAGTTCTACCAAATTTAAATAAATTTGATGGGGGTGTTGGATCAATTGTGTTGTTTGCTACCTTATAACCATAAGCGAATGGACTTAAACTTCCGGGGATCAAATACCAAACCATTTTTGTCCCCACTTGCCCCCATCTCCAAGAATTAGCATCCGAACCATTTGATTGTCCGGCACCAACTGAGATTCCAAAATTAAACATATTGAACCCTCTTGTCTTGTTAAAATTTTCTACTGAAGAAATTTGATCAAGGATATATGATTCGTGAGTTCTTGGGAAATATAATGCAATCCCTTTCGCTCTTGATAGTGATTCGGTTATTGTATCACCATAATAAACATTTACATAAGGTCGGACATTATACGGAGGAATCACATAAACTCCCGGAGTAACTGATTCTTCGGGGGCGGCGTTTACTGTTATTATTACATAAGCGGCATTGGATGTATTCGTGCCATTATTCGCCGTGAAATAAAATTCATCACGCCCGGTGTAATCCGTTGTGGGCGTATAAGTGACCGTTGATCCACTTAAACTTGTTGAACCATTGTCAACATCATCTGTGATTGCAAAAGTCAAAGACAACCCATCAGCATCAAATCCATTTAGTTCTATTGTTGCCAAAATGTTTTCGGTTGTACTAATGTGTATGTTTTCAACAATAGGCGTTGATATTGACAATGATTCGTAAATCCTATTGTCAAGCAAATTGGAGTTGCTCATAATATACCAACGCCCTTGACTTTGGAATATTCTTGAGTTGATTGACCTTAAAATTTTGACCAATAAATCCTTGGCATTCAAGTTCAGATTTGAATTTGTTAAAACACCATATTCAAAAAGTTCAATATCGTTGAATATGGTTTTATCATCTGAATCCAAAAACCCTTGACCCCTTATTGAATTGGCAACGAATATATCAAAATCAAGTCCGGTGTTTTGTAGTATTTTATAAACATAGTAAAAAGCCTCATCAAAGTTCGATTGCGTTGTTTGACTTGGTGATGAACCATCCAATACAATATTGGAGTTTGGTGCATCATAACCATCCAAAAGACCAAGTCCATCGGATGCCACTAATTTAATCGGATATGGCGTTGTGGTGAATGCCTCTTGATATCGATCAACTACAATAAATCCTTCCCAATAAAATTCAAATCCTTGACCGGATGGATCATCCCAATCAACGGCGGATGTTTGCCATTGGTCAGTAATTGAATCCCAAAGTGGTGATCCACTAATATCCCCGGTGGAAATTTGAACCTTATATTCTCGCTCATCGGCATTATACCAATCATCATAATTTGTTCCGGATGTTCCGGTTGTTTCATTCCATTGGACTTCGCTTAAATTCCAATTTTCATCAAGTTCATCCCAACTTGTTCCACCGGTTGATTCGGTCACAAAAAGATTTATTTCACAAGTTGAACCGATTATTGGATTGTAAAAATCATCATTGTTGTCCCATTTAATTACTACCGGGTTGTCTGTTCCAATAAGCGGAAAAACTGCCCCGGAATAGTTTTTTTGTAGAATTGAAAGTTTCCGAGGATTATTGTAAACATCGGAAAACAACAAAGAAAACTTCTCGCCGTATGCCATTATAAAATTCTTGTTCTGTTCCTATCGGCTCTCTGTAACGCCAAGACTAAATCTTGACCCTCTAACTTAAAGCCTCCGGTAATATTTACATTTGTTTGACCTCCGCCAATCATAGATTTCAATTTGTCAAGGGGGGCGATCACTTCGGGGTTTGACCTTGCACCGGGATATTCACCCATCAGTCCGAGAGTTGGTGATGATACAATTCCGCCATTTGCGAATTTAGGGACACCACTAAGACTGCTAAAAATGTTTTTGAATCGACCTAATTTTGCCGCTGAATCCATACCCTTTCCCGGTAATAATGCATTTAAAATAAATGCTGCTGCTGCTGCTGCGGCTAATCTTTTAGTAAGATTAATAATTCCATTAATAATTGAATCAAAAAAGTTTTCTCCATTCATTAAACCTTGAAATGCACCCATCAAAGTATCACCAACTGACATCGCTAAATGTATAGTTGCATCGCTTAGTTCTTCGGCTTGAATTTTTACTTGAGGAATTACAAGTTTCATTTGTTCAAGTCCTTTGGTGGCAAATAATGTTGAGCCTGAAACTCTATCAGTTCCAAACTCAAATTGTTTTAAGATTTTAGTGCCTTTTATAAATTCCCTATCACCTTTTTTTCGCACTAAAGTAAATGCAGAAACTGTTTTTACCGCATCCCTTGTGTTATTAATTGAATTTTCTTGTGCCTCATTATTCTCTTCAATAACCTTGGTTTCTTCTTCGGTTTCTTTTTTATTTTGCTTCTTAGTGTTTAAAAGTTTTAATTCATTTTTTGTTGCCTCTTTTATCGCTTTAGATTGCTTATCGAATTTTTTATTTATTGAATCTATGTCGGCACTAAAACCCTTGCTTAAAACCTCTCTAAATATTGAACCAAGGCGATTTACTTGTCCACCTAAAAGTTCAAATTTTTCCTTTGCCTTAATTAAAAATACATTTAATTTATTTTGCAGAAAAACCCTTAATCGTTCACCGGCTTCGACTATATCATCAAAATATACAATTAAAGATGATATTGCTATAATTGCAATCGCTATCGGTGCAGAAATTGAACCAATCGCCGTTGCGATACTTCCAATAACAATAAGCAAAGGGGGTAGTATTGCCGCTAATCCGGCAAACTTTAAAATGCTTTCTTTTATTTTAGGGGATAATTCTTTAAATTTTTTAATTAATTCATTCCCTTTTATAACTAATTTCGTAAAAAATGGTAATATAATTTCACCAAATATACTTCCAAGTTCTTTTAATCCTTGACTAAACATCCTCATTTGGTTTGCCGCACCACCGGAAGTCCTTGCAAAATCACCTTGAGAATTTGCCGTTTTTGACATTATAAATTCATAACGTAAAGCAACCTTTTCGGCTTGAGTCATCTTCTTGATGCTCTTTGTAATATTTTTTTCCAAAGCGAATTGTTGCAAATTCACCTCAGTCATAACAATCCCAAGTCTTTTCAAGGATTCAGTTTCACCGGTAAACACCCCGGCTAATGCCGTAGTGACTTCTTCAATATTTATGTTTTTAAAAGATGCTAAGTCCCCGGCAAGTCCGGTCAAAGAAATAGACATTTTAGCCGCCTCGGCAGTTGACAATCCCATTGATGTGGACATATCTCCAAAAAGTGCTGCCATATCTAACGCCTGACCTCTTGCAATACCAAAACTTTGTAAAGTAGTTTTTGCAAAATCCCTGACCTCTTGTGAAGAACCTTTGAAAGCAACATCAACTTTGTTCAATGATTCATCGGTGTCTGATGCGAGTTTAATCATAGCCGCACCGGCAAGACCGATGGGCAAAGTTAATCTTGTTGAAAGCCGAGTTCCGATGTCGGTGGTCTGCCTTCCAAATGCTTTTAATTTCGCTGATGCTGATGAAAGTGATTTATTTAATCCTTTTGCATCCCCATTTATTATTACTTCTAAAATGCTTGCCATAATGCAAATTTAACAATTTAAAAAACAACCTCCTTTGGAATGTCTTTCATTGATTCCAATAAATCTTCAAATTCTTTTAATTTCTCAGGGGTTGACCTTGGAACGTTCTTTTTGAGATAAACATCTTGCGGCAAAGGAAACAAATCCGGGGGTTTTATCGTTTGACTTTTCTTAGTGCAATTTACGTTATGGATAAGTGTTGCTAAATATCTCAAACGTTCCCATTCAAGGTTTTGTTTGATGATATGGCTTTCACCCAATAGTTGGTTTTCCTTCCAAGTGTTTAACCAAAAATCACCCGGCAGAATACCGCATTGCCCAATAAAATAATCAGCTAATGAATCCCAAGTTATTTGCTCGGATTCGCTTGTGTTTTTTTTTCCTCGGTGGGGTTTCTTTGAATCCCCATATTTAAGTCGTTCCCAAGGATTCGAGATTCAGTCATTGCCGTGACAATCTTTTCAAGTTCATTGGCATCAACATCCTCTAACCACGCACCGACTTTGAATTTATTGTAGTCAATTTCGTTGCCTTGTTCTTGGTCGTTTGCTAATAAACCACAATAAATGATTTCTCGAATTACACTCAATGATATTCCACCTTCAAAGATATCCCCTAATTGGTCAAGTGAAATGTTTAATTCATCGGTGAATGCACTCCAAAAGTTCATTGAGAAGTGCATAGTCCTATTCTTACCACCAATTTTAAGGTCGTGGTAACCCCTCCTTTTGTTCCCCATTATGTATTAAAATTACGAATTGACCGCAGTTGTAATTGATCCGGTAGTCACGATAGTCCCTGAGTAGGTAACCGCACTCTCCATTTCGCCACTTGTTTCAATTGAAGTGATAAATCCTTCACCTGAAAAAACAGTATCACCGGTTGTGGTAGTTCCAAAAGACCAATCGATTTTTGAACGGTTTTCCATAAGCGTAGCCATTGCCGGTACATTTTGGGAATCGGTATAATCAACAAGACCTTCAAAGCTAATTTCTCCACTTCTAAGTCCGGCGATCACCTCCTGATAACCTGCTGAATCTTTGCTTGTTGCCTCCGGGGCATCCATAGACAACGAAAGAGATGCACTCGTTGAGTGACCGATAGTTGCCAAAGTACCGCCATCAGCGATGAATTTTAATAATAAATTTGTTCCGTTGTAAACAGTAGATGCCATAATTCTTATTTTTTACAAATATAATACTTTTTAATTTTTCTTTTTTTTTTATTTAAATGCCATATACAAAAACGTTTGACCGTTTTCGTTGATCATATTACTGTTTGCGTTATCAATTGCAAACCCGGTTGATGTCAAAGTTATTCCCGACAAACTGCCACTATATGCATCTTCATCATCCAATGTGCTTGGGTAGAGATAACTTCTGTTTCCCGTTCCGCTTGGTCTTAAACTATCAAAGATTCCCCAAGGGTCAGATTGTGTAGCGTTTTTAATAATCACCATTGATGGCTGAAAACCTACATTTTCAGTCACTCCCGATGTTGACCCGGTATATTTACCCATCTTACTTACTCCGCTTACAGAGTGGAAACAATAATTTATCATTTTGTTGCCATTCCATCCCCAATCAGTAAATGTAGTAGATGTTACTGCAAAATTATGGATATTGTCTGCTTTAGCTGCACTTGAATTTAAAACTAAATAATCATTGCTTCCATCAATCAAATCTGTATGTACATACCAATCACCTGTATTTGAAACCATCCTTTGAATAATAATTTCAGGGGCTGATGTTAATCCTGTTCCTACTGTATTTGTGTAAACAGAGCCACCACCTGCAGGGGTATATTCCACAATACTAAACCCTGCATCCGGATTCGCACTAACTGTACTTGTTATATCGCCTACTGTATTGTTTCCTGCTGAAACAGAACCACCCGCCTTAAAACACCAACCAACATACCCATCCGTTCCACTTGTTGCGTTTGTGTAAACTGCGGAAAATGGTGCTGATGTTCCTCTTGAAACGGTAAACCCATCCGAGTCAAATGATTTAACAAAACCGTAAGCGGCATCATATAGACCTTCGGAATATGTAGCATTTGAACTTAAACTCTTACCTGCACCTGCACCCCTTACAACATCGAACAAAAGGTGGTCAGTTTCTCCGACCCTTTGTTTAACCCAAACCATATCGGGCGTAAATCCTACACCGGTCACTCCATTGTCTGTTCCTGCATCACCGGTGTATAATACACCCTTAAAAAGGTCTGTATCCGCCGCCGCTTCTGTTGCGATTAACCTTTTGCCTATACTCATACATTAAAATTAGGTAGTTGGTAGGTTATTACATTTGCTTTCGATGTAAGGGCATTTATTTCAGATTCCTTAGTTGCACATTCAGTTCTTAAAGCCGCCCTTGAATCTTTTACAGATTGTTCGGTTGTGTTGCCAAGTTCTGAATCCCTTACAATAATCCAATCAGTTTTTGATAATTTTGAATTGTATATTGATTTCAAAGATGTAATTTTACTCGCTTTTAATTCCGCTAAAGTTTCAGACCAAGTTTTGTCCTCCTTGGTGTAAACAAAAACATTATCTTCAGAATCAAAAGTTAAGTCAGTTAAATCGTGAATCCTGCCATCATAATCATCGGGATTTTGAACATCAAAAAAACCCTCTGCCTCAACAACCTCCGTTGATGCATTTCTAAAATTCATTATGTGACCATCTGAGCCATTCCAAGTTTCGGGCAGACTATTATATGTTGTTATATTTCCGTTGTGTTCTCTTGCTTTCATATTTATGGCGTTGTGTCTACTGCGTATGTGTTGATTGAATAAATTAAAATGGCGGCTGAATCAGTATCATCAACACAAACCACTTGAATGACATTTGTTGCGGACTGATCCAACGCCGTACTCCCGACCTTGTTGATTGTGGCACTTGTGAAATCTGTTGCAAGTGTGATCACCGCACTACTTAAAGTCCCGGACAAGACAATATCAATTACTTGACCCAATTTCATATTTTGGATTGTAAGCGTTGCCGTTGCAACGTTACCGGTCAACAAAAAGGTTGTTGCCGCAGATGCATCCAAATTTTGACTCCCGGTTGATGTGCTTGTTGCTTTTGCCGTATATCTGTTTTCGAGTTTGTCGTGAGTAACAGAATCATTTGCTAAAAATCCACTACTAAGTGAAGTCGCAACCGTACCATTCGCCAAAAGGATTTGGCTTGATGATCCGCCGGTTTTAACAAACGATGTTGCCTCCAACCTTCCGGTGGTGTCAACTTGTATATTTAAGTCGTTACCAACACCATCAGTCAGTTCTTTTGTTGAACCCGATGCGGCGGCATTATCAGTCAATTTGATAAGACCTTGATAAGTATCTTTTATTTTTAATCCCGATAGTGTAGTACCCATAATTAATTTTTTACAAATTTAACAAATTTATATTTCATCCCATAATTCAGTTTCCGCATTCCAATTTTTAGTCAACACCTCCCAAGTTTCCGGCAATCTTTCGTTGTATCTGTCCCACACTTCATTGATAGAATCCCAAGTAAGTGGAATTACATAATTATAGGATTGCCATCTGTCCTCGGTATTATTCCATAAATCCTCAAGATTATCTAAAAGATGTTTTTTTAATATCTTTTTGGTTTTTTTTGCTCTTGAAATAATATTAAAAGAAAGACCAAGCATTTATTTTGGTTTTCTTAAATAGCAAATGACTTGTCCTTGACTTATTGAAATATTAGTAAAATTTCCATAAATGATATGACCTTCTTTTATTGAAAAACTTGAAAGACCATCATCTCCCCCGGATGTGTCGTTTGTAAGTGTTATCGTTGAATTTTCCGTACATTCTATTGAGCCAAAAAATTCACCACTTGGCGTTGATGTATTGCCGTGTGTATTATCTAAAACCCGAAATCCATAATCACCGAACGACATTCGATAAAAATTATTTGCAGAATACAAGTCACGAGTTGCCATATTTATCTTCTTTTACCTTGACCACGAGATTTCTTTTTCCACCCTTTTTGATTTATTGATGCATTCTTTGAATGAACACCGGGTCGTTTTCTTTTCGTGGCTTTTACAAAATTAGTAATATTTTTCGCCATTATTTATGGAGTTTATTTCCAAACACCTTCTCGACCCCGCGACTACCGAAATAACCGCCCAAAATCACTTGCATAAGCCCCGTGATTGTTGTTAGATCATAATCCATATACCAACCAACAATGTAAGAAATTGTAAAAAAACACAAAGTTAAAGGGCGGACATTTTGTGCCAACCATCCACTTCTGCTATCTGCCACCCACCTTCGGGTCACGCCATCCATTTCGGCTCGTTCTAATCGTAGCTTTTCTAAAGCGACCTCCTTATCCTCCGCCGACATATCTGAGCCGCCAATAATTGCCTCAATTACATTTCCAATTGGGGTATCTTCGGCAATTGCACCGACCACCTTTGGAATCTTTTGCAGTAGAAAAGAGCCTACCGCCGTATCTTTAAATTTCTTTTTAGGCATATTGTACTCCCTACTGTATTAGCTATATAACCATAAAACGTTGGGGTCTTTGACACCATCGGGAAAGTCAGTTCCATCCGAGTCAGTGTGAATGAAAGTTTTGGCAACCCCAAACCGATTGAATCCGGCTTGTTGTAATGCCGACAAAATAATCCCTCTTTCCCTTGAATTTTTGATTGCGATGTCCACCGCTTTTCCAACAATATGGCTTGAGTTCGGTTTTCCTCCAACCTCTTGATTGTGTTCGATTGTTCTCCACCCGGAGTTGATTTTAAAAGGGATACCGGCGATTTCACGAGCATTGTCGAGCATTGCCAAGAAATCAGCATCCATATACCTACCACTATCGGGGACATCCGGCGAATCAAATTCCTCATATTTAAAAAACTTTAAAGCCATTATTCCTCACTTTTACAATCTTCATTTCCACAATCATCCTTTCCGCTTTTTCTAAGCATCAATCGGGTGATCGTGTCATCTTGTAATTTGATAAGCATACCCTCAAGACCATCTTTTTGGGTGACAAGCATATCAACCTTCATTTCCAAAGATGATATTTTTTTCTTAGCATCATTTAACTCATTGGGTTTGGAACCGGTGATGCTCGATATGATCATTGATAAACTTGCGGCGATCATTCCCGTGAGAGTTAAAATGGGATCACGGTTGTCCTCCGGAATCTTGTATTGTGTAAGATAGTACATAATCAAGATAATAAGACCGAAAACCAAAAGCGAACCGGTAAAGTGCAAAATTTCTTTTCCTAAGTTTTTACTCATTTCTTCAATTTTTGGGTTATGTTAATTACTGTATAAATTAGCGTTGCCACTAAAACTAATGTTTGTAATATCGGATTTACATCCGATAGCGATAAAAAAATCGCCCCCATATTGATTCCGTAAATTTTAAAATCACCCATTATATTTTTTCTATTTTATTAGATATTTCGACAATGGCTCGGAAATAAGTTTTATCCTCCAAATCATCCTCGAAATATGTCACGCCTCCATTTGTGCAAGTTATTACCTTAAATCCATCGCTTGATAAATCATAGTAACCGCTCGACCTTGTGCGGACTAAATTTAAAATACTACTCACGATTTGATTTGATTGCAATTCACCTCCGGAATCAGAATCAAACGCCGTTACAACCTCTAATCTTGTAACGCATTCCGAAATAAAACTTGTGGCATTGAAATCGCTTTCGTTGTTACTTACAGAAAACACCCTTATATATGGCTCAGATGCATCGGATGGCACTCTATTATAAACCGGGACATAACTGCCACCAATCGAAATTGCATCCGTTAAACGGGTTAAAATGGCTTTTCTTATAAAGTGTAGTGCCTCGTTCATCGTGTTAAATTATTTAATCTTCTGTCAAGTCTATCCATTAGGCTTTTGAGTTCCACCCTAATCGATGAAAAGAAAAATGGTCTTGCATTTAAATTCGTTTTCTTTTTTAGTGGATTTGCCTTGAATTGTTCGGCATAGGATTTTGGAATACCGAGTTCTAACATATCATCAAATTTCATATTCCCATCCCTTGTTCCAAATTCAATAAATGGCGAATAAAAGGTTTTTGAAAAGACCCTTGCCATTTTACCCATTCTGCCGAATCCAATGCCTTGTTTTAAAGCCGACTTATCTGTTGGAACACTTTTTTGCATCCTCGCCGCAGAAAAAGCGGCAGTATCTCCAATCTCTTTTGAAAATCCCTCCTTGGAAAAACTTTTGAGTTGATTGAGTTTTCTGTTCAAATCATTTAAATCGCTCTGTTTGATTTTAACACTAATCAATTTTTGTGGCTTTTATGGTTGTATAATATTTGTATCCAGATTCAAATTTGCCATTGATACGGTATTCCCCGGAAACGTTTTCGACTTTCAAAAGGTCGGTGTTTAATATAGTGTCGGCGGTTTTTTTACGAACGATCAATTCAATATCAACCTCACGCCTACGCTTTCCATTCTCTTGGCTTATGTCACCGCTTATTTCCCTTTTGTATGCCCATATAGTCGATGCAGTTGCCGTTGTGGATGTGTAACCCCCATAAGTGTCGGCGGTCTTTGTCAATCGCCTTACTTCAACCCTTGTATCAAGCTTTCCGGCATCCATTAAATAAACACGGTTTTATATGATGACAACAAATCCATCGCACTTGTTGGGATTTCATTTACTGATTCACCAACCACAAAATCAGATCGATTGTCATAATAGGTCGTTACCATTTGCAACAACGCTTGTTTGAGAAATGAATCATCAAGTCCGGTGGTAACATAAGTGATTTTGACTTCTTTTGCCGGTAATTCATTCAGTTCAATTATTTCGTTGTCCAATCCTTTTGCCGAATATGTGGCGGCAGTTCCATCAACGGTTGCCGATGAAATAGATGCAACCGGGGCGAAAGGCAATGCAATTCTTGTGTTGGCGAATGGCAAATAGTAAGTTCTATTT